GTATATGAAAGAAAACATCGAGGGAAAGGGCGTAAACACAACGCTTGCAAGAATGTTTGCACAGCAGTTTGCAAACGATACGGTAGAGCTTGCGTTCTTAGGAGACGAATCGGAATCGGATGACGGCTTTATAAGTATTAACGACGGCTGGATAAAAATTGCTAAGAATGACGCGAACGTACATAAATTTGATACGGAAGACAGCGTTGATTATCTTAATACGGTTTTCCCGGGACTTTTAGCCGCTATGCCGAATAAGTATTATTCTCTTTATACCGAAGAGGATAAATCCAAGATAAAGATATTCTGTTCACCGACCGTAAACAGAAAATACAAGCAGCAGCTTCAGGCGAGAAATACCGCGCTTGGCGACGCGCTTATTACGGGCGGTAAGAACGTAAGCTACGATGGCTTTGAGATTGTACCCGTCGCGTTTATCCCCGATAATATTCAGATAGTTACGCCTTATGAAAATTTTGTTTACGGTATCTACGGTCAAAGCCTTGAGGTTTATCATAATGTTGTACCGCGTAAGACAAGACATGAATATACGCTTCTTGCTGACTTCGATATGGAAATTAACAATCCGGACGCGCTTGTAATCGGAGATAATTTCACAAATCCAAGCGAGCCGGGTTCAGGAGAATCTGAAAAAACCGAGTAAAGAGGGGGATAAAAATGGCTAAAAAAACAGTTGAAAAAAACCATAGTACTACTGATCAGGACGTTGATGATCCGATTAAAAACGGCGGGGATTCTTATGCGGCGGAAAATGTTGAAAGGGAAAACAGTTCGAAGCGAGAAAATTT